TGGCCCAGTACTCTGCCGCCTCAATTAGTTTTTTATTTCAATGTTCCCGTAGCTTGCAGCAGCAAACTGGTTAAAAATTTTAAAGTTGCTGCCTGGAAATTCTTGCAGTAAATCAATCAACGCCTGGCGGCTGAATTTATCATTGCCATCAGGCCATACCACTTCGCCATCATCCCAACCAATCAACAGATTATTAAGCAGATAATCGGCATCGCGTTCGGGCACAGATTCGCCTGGATTAACCGGCTGTGTAAATGTGCTTTTTAGTTTTTCCAGCGTGTCGCTAGTCAGCTTTTTAAAACGCATGGTGACTGTAAACTCAACTAAGTCGCTGTTTTCTCCCACACCAACTAACTTGACTGGGTGTTTAAACGATTCCACTTTTTTAACGATAAATGCCATGCTAAATCCTCTTAATAAAAAAAGGCCGTGCGGACACGGCCAAGCGCGCACACAAAAATTATTTAATACAAATCCTGATTTCATCGTTACCAACAACTGGCACAAATGACATATCAGCTTTAAACATGGCCACGTTGTCAGAGTCAGCATAATCAGGATTTTCAAGCTGCACGTTGGGGCCAGTAATGCCAACAATGTTGCCGGCTACTGTGCCATGCTTAACGCAAAAAGGCCCTTTAACAGCATTCTTGGCTTGTGACCACCAGTCTTTTGTAGCGATGGTAGTAGCTTCAATGCTTAGATTGCCTTTAACTTTACGGTCTTTAATGATGACCGACTCAGCACCAATTAATTGTCGATACGTAATGTCGTTACCAATGTCGAAAGACAAGGTTTCAACCACCGCGCCTGCATAGCCAAGTAAGTTAATGTTGGTTGTATTAGCCGTTGATACAGTTGCTGGTGTTTGCCAGGCAGAAAAATCAAAGGTCGGCAAGCCAACATCTGTAATTGTGCCAAGCAAGCCGGTAAACTCCCATTTTAAAGATGGTATTTGTTTAACCGATAAGTCTGGTTTAACTGTGCCGCGTGCGCCCAGCATGATATGCCTTACGCCATCCATCACAAAATACAGGGTTGCCGATGAGTTGCCAGCAGTGCCAAATACGCTATTTGGTATGTACACAGCATTAGCACCAATGTTGTAAGTGCTGGTAGCATCTGGCGCAACAGCCCAAGGCACCGCAATCGTGGCAACCTTTGTAGATCCTATGTAATCAATAATTTCACCCGATTGATTAATGCCAGTTCCGGCAGTAATCGATATCGACATACCTTGGTAAAAATCATCAACTGCTGAAGCTGCTGCAGCTAGTTTAATTGTGGTAGTTGATCCACCTACCTGTGCTGTGCCCGTAATCGCCGCCGCTGTTAAAGTCTCAGAAAAATTACAGGCTTTTAACAAGCTAGCGTAGGGCGGGGCAGTACCAGCCGTACCGGAACCAGCGAACTCAGTTTCAAAAGAGATTGAGGCGTAGTTTTCAACTCGAATCGAACCAGAGCCACCAAATGTTGGGCGAATAATTTTACGATCGACAGCACTACCTTTAAGCGGGGACATGGTAATGTCACCACACTGGATAGCTGCTGTCGGCACAACATCAACGCCATACGTGGCTTCTAATCCGGCTAAAATGCCGCGCTTACGATAACTTAGCATCATTGTCTCCTTTTAAGACTTTAGGCGCTGTTTTGACTAACGAATTTTCATAGTCGCTTTTGGCTTGATCTGCATCGGCTAGGTAAGACGCTTTGTTAAATTGATACAAATCCCAGTCTTCAGCAGGGACTCGAATACCGGCCTCGCCATCGACTAGAAATTTGCCAGGGTTACCGGCGTGTTGGTCTCTCATGATTTTTTCCTATTTATAAATTATCTAAAATTTTGGCATCAACAAGCACTTGCTGCCCATCTTTAATCCGTGCTGATTCTGTAAATATTTGATCGTTTTTGTAACTGATTACAGTGCATAAATTATTATTAATAAATTCCGTTACATGCAAAATTTCCCCATCTTCATATTCAACAATTCCCTTTCTAAATGATCCACAGCATGAGCAACCATTCCAATTAATTTTATTCATCTCAAATCTCCAAAATTTTCACCCAAGGCGCTCTAATCGTCATGGACCCTGTAATATCAATCTGTATCGCAAACTGCACAGGGTATAAAGATGCATCGGGCACAATGTTAGGAACTGAATAAGAAAAGTATCTACTTGACCCATTTCCGCCAAATAGCGCTGACATTGCTGTCGCCGTTACTGATGATCCAAATATTTGTAAATTATCAATTATTGATCCACCGTCTAGTACTAGAACTGCTGACCCTGCATCTAGCCTCATTGCTTTCGCTATTCCAATAAATTCGGGATAGCCGGATAAATTTGCATCTGTGGATATCCAAGCATTTATTTCATCAGCTACCTGTTTTGCAGATCTTGAACCTGCTGTCAGGGTTAAGTTAACAGCGCTAGTAATGCCATTTATCATCAGTTTTAACTGATCATTTGATCCGGCTGTAATTACATATGGCCCATTCGCACGACTAACTATTCTGGCCCCAAGCTTTGACGTTGATGGTAATGATGGAAAAAAACGCTCTACAACAGCCCCAGCGGCAATACTGAGTGTTGTAGAATAGTTATTGCTTGCTGAGTTATTTAAGCCTGCATTTAGCCCTTGATTAAAAGCTTGTCTTGCATTATCCCAAAAGCCTCCCTCGGCCCTAATAGAGCATTTTGCACCATTGCCCGCTGTTACATTAGAGCTGTCAATAACAAAACCGTACTCATAACGCTTCCCAGGCTCTAATTGCACCGACTGGTAAATTGTAAATGTCGCAGCATTAGTCAATGATGTGCACGTTATAGTATCGCCATTCGGTTGTATGCTCGCACCAACGGCATTAGAGCAAGATATAACCCAGCCTGGCACTTCTGCTAATTCATTCGATTTCCCCGCAGGTATTACTGAACCGCGAGTCCTAAATCTCGGATTAAAAAGGAAATTTATAGGTTTTTTTTGTTTACCCTGAGATTTTTCCGAAAATTTTGTGTATTTTATTTTTTCAGCTGTTTTCAGAGGATTAAGTGCGCTAAAAAATGCTTGGGCATTTAACATTGTTTGATCTGCGCTGGGATGACTATCAATTTCATAGCCTCCGTTGCCTCCGGTATTATCTAAGCCATGCCAAAGGAAACATGCAGATAAGCCAGGGCTATCAGCCATTGCTTGAGCCAACGCCATCATATGTCCTGGTGTTGTAAACCCGAACAATGGAGAGCAGTAGCTTCTTGCTATGCCGTTTTTAGCTAAGTAGGTTGGAATACAAACAGGTTGCTGATTAAGAGTTGTAAGTGTTGTGCCCCTGTATTCATTAAATTGCGTATGACCTTGTTTGTGGAAACCATAAAAATAGTTTCCTGGTTCCGCAAAACCCTTAACATCAATACCTTGAGCAGTTAATAAATCAAATGATTTTTGGAATTGTCTATCTCGTATATGCCATTGACTAAGCCCAGCGCTAATAACAGCGGGGTGTAAAGCTAGGTTTACCGGTGTGACTTCATACGCTTGATTTGCTGGACTGAGTGTAACTAACGCTTGTGCTTGCTCATCCCCTTGCATATAGTTAACTGTTGATCCACCAAGTGACCCCCATCCGTTGTCACATATTGCTACATAAACACCATAACTATTTAATGCTGCATTCATAGCAGTTGCCAGAGCAGCAAAATTCAAAGTCGAAAGCTGAACTTGATAATACCTAACGCCATCAATATGTATCTCAAGATAACCGGCAGCACCTGTACCTATTCCGACATTTAAAGTACGGTATGTACGAGCATTACCACCTGCATTGCCTTGATAGATTTTTAAACCACAACCACAGGCAAACCTTTGCCCATTGCTATTATTTGCGGTACTTTTAACATCTCTATTACCGCTAATTGCCAGCAATAATGTTTGTGCATCTGTTGCAATAACAGATGAGCCATCCTCTATAAATGCAATCCAATTTGTGACTGCATTTATTGCATTGATAACATCAATTATTGATGTATAACTACTGCGTGTTAAGACTGCATTTTCTGCGCCGCCAGTTGCCGAAACTAGTGTGATAGTTGCAGATGTGATGGCAACTGTTGCAGTTGCCCCAGCACCGTTATATTTGATCCTAATCCCAGTGTTTGTACTATCCCACTGCTGAATATGCTGATGACTGTGGCTTAGTATCTCAACACCACGGCTTTGCAATGCCCTCAAATTATCCCATGTCATAGCAGTACTTCCGCCCGGGGTGTGCACCTCATAAGTTGATGTGCACACCGCTAGATAAGGTATAACGCCTTGATCTAGCAAAAACTGCATGTATCCATTCCCAGTTGCTGTTAAATTACCACTGTCATTTGTGCCACCATCTACACCCCATGCTGATTTTGCTGAATGGTCAGCACCGATAGTAAAGTTAAAAGCATTTGTATTACCGTCAGAATTACTAACAGCTTGTATCGCTGAGCCATTTGACCAATATAGCTTTTTTGAAATCCATAGCGGCCCCTCGCCATAAACAACAGCACCACCAAACGTATTAAATTCTGCTACTGAAGCAAATGAATAAGCATTTCTGGCAAGTGTTGTCATACGATCTCCGTTATTGATCAAAACCGGACCTGCAAAAACAATGGCAGACGGCGATTGGGCTGATGACCCATTTGTATTCGTTAAAATTAAAAACCCTGTATCACCAACATTAAGCGCTGTATGTAAAGTAATCTCAAACAGCCCACCCGTTATGTTTACACCGTTGCCTGTTACCTCTGGCGCGCCAAAATTAACGGGCAATGGCGTTGCAAAAAACGCAAACTGCAAATTGCTGTAATCGGTTACTGCGCTGCCGTTGGCATAAACCAAAGATAAGCTGATTGTCTTTATGCTCATGCTACACGTAGCCTAATGGCATTAACTGCCAACAAAGGCGCTGCGTGTTCTGGATCTAAATCAATGCCATCACCCGCTTTGTAGATAGTTCCGTTGTGCAATATTTGGGATAGCACGTCATATTGACCAACTGATATTTGCGTTAAAATAACTTTTTGCATGGTTATACCGATCTAATTAAACGACTGGAGACATACACCTCTTGCCAATACAGCATGCCGTTAGCCATGTTAATTAACTCACCTGACGCATATTGCACTGGTGCATAATCTAATGGCTCATAGCCTAATAAAGCCGCCTGGATAGCGTCACAAAACTCTTCGTTATCATCAGCGTTTTCAGCGCCTTTTAATCCAGCATGGTTAGCCGTTACCACAACAACTGCAATATATTCAAAGCGGTTTTGGCTAACTTTATTTATCAGCGTGTTTTTAGTCGCTTGGTTTTTATCACGATATAAATAACAGCCCGCCGCACTAACCCGCCCGCTTAAAATCGCTTTTAAATCGGTTGCACCGGCCACTTCACGCAGGCCTGTTACTTCTGATTTAATTTTTACTTCCAGCAATTTCCTTAACGTGGCCATCAGTAATCGCTTAAATTTGATTGTGTAAAAATCCGGTTATCCGCCCCTTTTGAGCCACTAATTCCCGCTGGATTAGGGGCAATCTCAGCTTGGCTAATGGTGCCTGACGCTGGATTGCCTAACCCTAAATCAATCGTGCCTTTTACGTAATCATCCAGAGTTTTAATCGCTCGGTTATATGCATCGCTAACTACTTCAGTCGGTACTTGATAGCAATAAAACCGAGTAATATCTTTAGATAACTCCCGCAAATCATTTGATGAGATGGCCAGTGGCACGGTCCAACCCTTTGCACGTAAGCGCCGATCAATATCTAAATCGGCTTTAGTAATCGCTGCATTTAAAATAATCTGGCTAATAACACCCGCGCCTGTGCGGTCTGTAATTTGTACCAGCTCATCATCACCGAATGCGGAAACTAAATCAGCTTGCGTGCAATAAGGCATTAAGCGCCTACCTTGGCTGGGTCTTCTTTAGCCGGATCTGTCTCGGCCTTGGTTTTATCCGCCGCTTTGGCAGGTTTACCGCTGTCATTTTTGTTTTCATCGTCACTTGCAGCGGCGGCTTCGGCATCGGTTGCTTTTCTAATAACTCCAATGGCCAATAGCATTCCGGCATCGGAGTCAGATAGATCCAGCTTATCGCCTTCAAAATAGGCTTGCCCATCATGCTGCAAGTGGCTTAAAACTGTGTAAGTAGTCGCAGCCATAATTAAGCCACCGCATTTTGGATAAAGTACCCAGCTTGCTGAAAGCAAACCAATTCTTTAATCTGCTCACCAACGCGTACAGTGGTACCGCCGCGAATGCCACGACTAGAATCTTGAATCGTACCAGCAAACTTGTTATTCCATTGGGCAGTAAAACCAAATGTAGGGAATGCAAAGCCTTGTACATTACGCACATTGGAATCAATACGTAGCAAGGCAATGTGTTTGCCCCATAACCGTGCAAATGCAGCAGTTTGGCCTTTTTTGCTGTTATTAACGTAAGACTCACCAACGATGACTTCATCAATCTCAAAGTAATCCGCCACGCCTTCGCGGGTAGCTTTACCGGATGCAGTAACACCGCCTAAACCGCCTTGTTTGTTTAACACGGCAGCAACCACTTTGGGATGGCTTCTAAATTTTGACCAGGCTAAACGGCCCATGACCATTTTGTTAGCCCTAACCAACATGCTGTCTAATGCTGCATCAACCACACCCAATGGGTCTGAGTTGGTGTAGTCAGAAAACTGGCTAGTGCCGGATAACGTGGCGCGCAACGTAGCATCGTATGTGTTTAAGTTAAAAATTAAACTGGCTACACGTTGCTCACGTGCCAAATCCAATAAAATGGATACGCCTTCAGTTGCAGTGCCCATCGGGTCAATATTGGCACCGCCAGCATTAGCAGCATCTTGATCACGTTGCGGTACAAAATCATCTAACGCAAAGTCATCAACAGAATCCGTTACATCAATTGCCCCAAATTCAACTTCATTGGGATTTGATTTTCTGCCAACGCGGGTATCCACCACAGTAAACAATTCTTCAGGAATCATTTTTGAGTAGATAAACTTGTCAGAAGGTACTTGTATGCGCGGTAAGATTAAATCTGCAATCATGCCAGCCGGTTTAACGGCCATTGCAATTTGCGTTAATCGCGGTTGAGTTGTAAATGGAGCGTTAATAGCCATGTTTTATCCTTGCATCACTGAAACTGATACGTAAACCCAAATAATGTCGCCAGCTACTCCAGAGGATTCGGCAACACCGATAATTTGTGCATTAACACCAGCACCAGGGGCTGCAGCAACTGCTTTACCTACACCATCTGATGTTAATTTTTGTCCGCGTGTTACTGTGCCGCCCAGCTGCACTTCAATAAAGTCATCGCGCACAATATCAACACGGTCACCAGCGGCAGCAGGTATTTTGCCAATGCCACCAATGATTAAATCTGTGGATGCAGCTGCAGTTAAAATGCCGCCGTCATTAGCTCCGAACTTAACCAGCGTATAGGCTGCAATAGCGGCTTCTGCTAAATAGCTATAAGATTCACCCGTTTTCATTTGCCACCTACCAGTTCTGCATTGACATAATCTACGGCCTCAACAAAGCTGATGTTATTACCTGCTTTATCTTGCGCTGCCTTGTATTCCTGGGCTTTTCTGGCAATTTGCGTATCAGTTAAACCCACCGCTGCACTGCCTGGCTTGTCATGCTCTTTAAAGCTGACTTGTACTGGCAATGCTTTTAAAAAGCCTTTTAGCCATTCATGCCCTGGCTTTTTAACCACCTCACCACCTTCAGCAAACTCAATAGCCTCGGCTGCTGATGTAGCGCACATAAAGGCCACCAAGCCTGCTTGGTCCTTTGGCAACAAGCGGCCTTCATTCACCAGGCTTTCAGTAAAGTTGGTTAGCTCGCTAATTTTGCTAGCAGACTCTTTGGTTTTTAACGCTTGCTCACGCTCAGTAAACTGGGCTTTATCTTGAGCTAGCGCATCATTATCAGTTTTTAACTGAGCCTCTTTAGCGTCAAGCTCGGCCTTTTTGGCCGCTATTTCTTCGGGTGTCATTAATGATTCTCCGGTGGGTAAATGAGGGGTGACATCTTCCTTAATGCCGTTGGTATTTTCTGACTCTTCGCCAAATTCAAACGTCAATATGCCATCGGCATCTGCAAATGAAGGCGACTTTAAACCTTTAACCGCTGGGGGCTGAGCACCTAAAAAGCCAACATGCTTTAAGTACCAAACACCAGGGACTGGGTTAACTGGGGATTGAGGGCTGTAAAACGAAGCCGAGACTTTATAAAACCGACCAGCATTCACCAGGTCAGCAAAGTTTTGGTCAACGTTTTGTGGAATAGCTTGCAATACCCCATCGGCATAACTTAAAGCGCTAACCGATCCATAGGCTGGATCATCCGTAGCCGGAT